TAACTTAAGAAAGCCAATATATGTATGGAACCAGATGAATACAAAGTCTGTCACTACAATAAGAGAAAAGGTAATATGGGGAACAAGTACAATAAGACACTATGCAGATACATTACAATTAGCATTAAGTGTAAAGGGAATGGATCCAAGAATAGATGAAATAATGGATGAAAGAGTAAGAAAGACAAAACTTGAAGTAGAAAGGAATAGAGATAGACAATGGTAAAATTAAGCATAACAATCGCATATTACAAAACATATGATTTAACAATCGCATTATTAGATAAGTTAATACCACAATTAAATGATGAAGTAGAAGTATTTTTAGTTGATGATGGATGCAATGAAAAAAGATTAGATAAATACAAAGATAAAATAAATATCATTCATTTGAAAGAAAACGGTGGAGGAGCTCATGCAGATAATGTGGGCTTCAAGAAATCAACAGGAAAATACATAGGACTAATTGATAGTGATGATATGATTACAGATGATTATATAGACACATTATTAGAAGCAATTGATGAACACGAAGAAGATGTAATTGTATTTGATTGGAAGGATATGACATCAGGAGTAATAAGACATAGACCTAACAATTATGCCCCTTGGAAGGCAATATATAAAAAAGAAATAATGCCATTATTTCACGATGGATGGATTTATAGTTATGATGTACCATTTCAAGAAGAATTACAAGCGAAGAATCCAACATATTGTTATTTAGATAAAGTTTTATACATATATAATAGTGGTAGAGAAGATAACCTAACACATCAAAAACAAAAGATAATAGAAGGCAAGTTATGAAATATATAATATTAGCAAATAGCAATGATAAAACATTTGATATACCTAGGCAATTGGTAGAAATCAATGGAGAGAAATTAATAGAAAGAACCATAAGATTATTAAAAAAGTATGGAGTAGAAAATATAATCATTACAGCTCACGATGAAAGGTTCAAAGGATTAGGTGTTGATGTATATGAACCATCAAGTTGTAATTATGACTATGCAACAGGCGAAGGATATTGGCTAAATGCATTTCCATTTGAAATGATGAATGAACCAGTATGCTTTATATGGGGTGATGTATACTTTAGTGATGAGGCGATCAAAACAATAGTAGAAACCGAAACTGATAGTACATTATTCTTCTGCACATATAATAACGAAAGTGAATTATATATAAAACATCACGATGAACCACTTGCATACAAAATAATAGATACAGAACTATTTAAAGAACATATAACAAGAGTTAAAAAGATGTATGATGACGGATTATGTTGTAGACATCCAATAGTATGGGAGGTATATAGAAGCATAAACGGAACAGATGTAAATACACATGTAATGACTAATAACTTTGTAGCAATAAATGATATAAGTTGTGATATTGATAGTATGAACGATTTAGAAGAAATTAGAAAAAAGGCAGGAGGTGTAAAAATGGTAAAGTGTAGAGTAATAAAAGATTTTACATTGAAAGACTTTGATAAATTAGTAGATATCAAAAGAAAGTCATTAGAACAAAAAGGAAAACTATTCCTAGGAGATACATTTGAATGTACTGATGAAATGGCAAAATATCTATTAGGAGATAATGACTCACAATCAGTAGTAATTGAAATAATAGAAACAAAGCCTAAAGAAGCAAAAAAGAAGAAGAAATAGGCTATCTTTAAAAAACAAAAAAAATATGTTATAATAAATTCAGAGTTCAAGAGAACTGTACCATGTCAAACTTGTAGACACTAAATAACAAGGTTATACTCCAACTTAAACGAGTATAAAGAAAGGGAAAAATGGAAGAAACAAAAGAAATAGTAGAAGCTGAAACTACTACTACTGAAGAAACAGTAGAAAACAACAGTGAAGAAGTTGTAGAAAAAACATTTACTCAAGAAGAAGTAAATAATATTGTTAAAGAAAGACTTGCCAAAGCACAAAAAGGTATACCAAGCAAGGAAGAATTAACTAAATACAACGAATGGAAAGAAAGTCAAAAAACTCAAGAAGATAAATATAATGATTTATTAAAAGAAAAAGGAGAGAAAGAATCCACAATAAATACTTTAAAAATGGAGAATGAAGTATTAAAAGCAGGAATAACAGATCCTGATGATATAGAATTCATAGTTTATAAAGTAGGAAAGATGGATGGCGACTTTTCTGATAATCTAAAAGAGTACTTGACTAACAATCCTAAATATGTCAAAAGACAAGAAACAAAAGCAACAGGAACAGAATTAAAAACAACAAGTGTTGCAAAAGAAGATGGTGTGATTGCTATATTAAAGCAAAAGCATCCTGATTTATTTGAAGATTAAAAGAAAAGGAGAGATAAAATTATGGCAAACGCAATTGCTACTAATGGTACACATAAAAGACAAGAAAGATATGCTGATACCATTGTTAAATTAATGAGAAAAGAATTCAACATAAGAAATGAATTCTCAAGAGATTATGAAGGAAATCCAGTTTCAGGAGCAGTTAATGTACCTACAAGAAACGGAGATATTCAATTAAGTGATTATGATGTCCTAAACGGAATCACAATGACACAAAGTGCAACAGACTATCTACAAGTATTAGTAGATGGACACAAAGCATTCAGTGAATTAGTTGATGGATATGAAGCTGAAGCAGTACCTGATAATCTAAAAGCACAAAGATTAGAAAGTGCAGGTTATGTAACAGGTAGAGCATTAGAGTTATCCGCTATTTCTGCATTAGTAAATGGTGGTACAATTGATCCATCTACTACACCAACAACAGAAGATAACATTTATAAAACAATCGCAACTTCAGTTAAGAATTTAAAAGCAAGAGGTATTCCTACTGATGGATTAAGAATTGCTGTTTCTGCAGATGCAGAATTAAAATTATTAACTGACTCAAAATTTGCTAATACTGCAGGAACATTAGGAGCAGAATTAGTAAGAAACGGTGTTATTGGTAAAATCAATGGTGTACAAGTAAAACCTAACTACTTATTACCAGAAGAAGTTGAATACATTGTATATGCACCTGCTTGGTGTCAAGCAATCGATGAATGGAAGATAGAACCACAATTCAATGACATCAAAGATGGCAAACATGTTGGAGCATCTGCATTACAAGGTAGAATGGTATACAAAGATATCGTTACTAATGCATTAGCAGTAGAAGTTAAAACTACAGGTTCTATAAGTTTATAATAAAGGAGGAAGGCATTTATGGAGTTTAATGGTCAATACCTAACTTATGAAAAGTATGTTGGATTGGGTGGTACTCTTTCACAAATGCCTTTTAATTTATTAGAGTTTGAAGCTAGAAGAAGAATTGATTTAAGAACATTCAATAGACTTAAAAATATTGATAGTGAAGATATACCTGTTGAGGTATTATTATGTGAATATAAATTAATAGAAAGCATACAAAACTATGCTAATACAATGCAAGGAATTGCAAGTAATGGCAATGTATCTAGTGAAACAATAGATGGTTATAGTGTAAGTTATATTACATCAAGCCAAGTAAGTGATATAGTTAAATCAAAAGAAGAAGAAATAGATGATATTATTAGAACTTATTTATTAAATGTGATCCTTAATGGAGAACATATAATGTATATAGGAGTATAATGATAACAAATAGTGAACTAACTATATATCATTTAGTACTAGATGAAACTACTAGATATGAAAAGTATGTTAGATATAACTATAAAGAAGTATGGTGTTTTAGAGTTCAAAGAGCAAGTGTTAATCAAGGATATGATAATACTAACCAAGTACAAATAAGAATACCTTATAAACAAAATAATGGGTTAAATAAAACCAATTTTGCTAAAGGAGATATAATTGTAATAGGTAATGTTCAAGATGATATAAACACACAAGATGACTTAAAAGGATATGAAATCTATAATATAACAAGCATAAACGATAATAATTTTGGTAATCGACCACATATACATATAGGTGGTGAATAATGCCTGTTAAATTAAAACCAACAAGTGTTATAAAGGCTAGATTAGGAATAGAGCCAAATGGTAGAGTTCAAAGATTTTTCACACAAACTTGTAGAAAACATATGGATAAATATGTACCA